ATAAATGATCACGTGAATAATGTTATGCAGAAACCCTCTCCCTGATAAAAGGAGTGTTCGCAACTCCGGCTGATGTGATTGCCGACTGAATGTAGCATCTAACAAGATACTGTTCTTCGGATTTCTTGGCTGGTGCCTGGTTAAGTTTCGCAACGATCTTCGCGTTAACGATAGTGTATTCCCATTTGTAACCTCCGTTAGTCTTGCTTGTAACCTTAATGGTCTTATTGACCGAAGGAACAGCTGTAGGAGCCTCCCATTTCTCTCCTGTTGCGGTTCCGCCTCCAAAGAGTGCCAAAGTAGCTGCAACGGGTGAAATAAGAGCGAATTCAATGTATTCAGAATCCTCCTTGGTAACAATGATTTCAACTGGGATGTCAGAAGTTTCACTCATGATATTGGTTTCTGTGGGCTCAGAAAAACTGAACACAACAGAACCTTCGGCGATCTCATCAGGAATCTCGGTAAACGAGGTTGCCGGAATTCCGTTCCCAACGGTGCCGTATTCGATTTTAGTAACTCCAAGTGCTATAGCCATGGTATTTTATTTGTTTAATGTGATTAAATAACGCATTGTAAAACAGTCAAATCCTTTTTTTGCATTTTCAATTAAAGCGGTGAACTCAGGATCCACATAACAGTAATAACCCGATGGATTTGCAGCCTCTATCAGAGGTTTGATTCCGGTTCTTATTGTTTTGAATCTTGCCCTGTTAGGCATTCCGTTTGGCGTGACAGGAACAAAGACATTCACATTGACACTTATGTCGTTTGTGGCATAACCCGACGGTCCTGAAGATGGAGAATTCACTACTATATGCTCTGTAGTGATCCCTTCAGGGGATTTGTCTTTATACGTGGTTACCCCAAAGGGATTAATGACCCCGTACAAGATGTCAACCGCGTCGAAATTATCAGCCATAAATAACTTTGTCTAAAGTGTCACGTAAAAACTTTTCTGAACCTGTTACAGCCCCTGAAAGAACGTCTTTATTGTCCATGCTCTCCACAAACAGAGCGTAATCCATTCCGGCCACAACAACAAGGGCATAACCCTTATTCAGGTCCTTTGCGACCTGTTTTATAAGTCTCTTGCTGTTTTTTACACCTTCCTTGCGGTCTGATCCACGGGGAGCCTCTTCATAATTTTCCTGAACCACTTTTCCATCCTTAAGGATAGCATAACCGATTGAGGAGCGAAGGTTTCCGGTAATATCGTTGTACCTCCCGTTTTCTCGGGCGATTTTAACCGCCATTTCTCCGGTGTATTGCAAAACTTCAAGGAACTTTCTATCTGCCTGATCTGAGAACTTGTTATAGAACTCGTCTATGTCACGCTCTGAAAACAGTGGGGTTAATCGAGCCATATTTCAGAGTAAGTTTGGTAAGAAACCCAGCTCACTATCTTATAGCTCACGCCGTCCACTGTGATTGAATCTGCTCCGGTTACTTTCTTTTCCTTTGTGAAAAACCTTCCTTTAGCTTCCAGCCAGTCTCCCGATGCGGTCTTAGCCCTTTTTGGGGGGCTGTTTGGCTGAGGAATCTCTAAACGCCCTTGAATAGTCAATGTGGTTGCACTGGAAGAAGCGTACTCTCCGGCGGTAATAGTTACTGCCTGGATACTTATAACTCCTGTGTGCGGATACCTGACTACCATGTGTTTGTTTTTGAAATTGCTCTTCCTGAATCTAAAAGGTTGGCTTTCGATGCTTCACCGTTAGCCTTATAAAGTCTGATTGCTGCAGCTTTTAATTCAGGCCGTTTAAGGGTTATGCTCAATCCCCCTTCTGAGAAGTCGGGGGAGTTAAGCATAAACAGGTAAGCGTCTGCAGCTGTGAGCTCAACATCAGCCTTTAAAGAAACTGAATACTCGTCCGCCCCATTCAAGGAGCGGTCGAGCAACAGTTTGTCAATGAAGTTATCCGGAATATCCGAAAGACCTGGAAAGGATAATATTGCCTGTTTTACAGTCATTGCTTATGACCAGCTGGTTCCGTTAGTTTTCAAAATGTAGATACTTTCTACGTCATTGAGTACAGGGAACGCGTTGGCTTGCGCTTTAGTGAATTCGCCAAAAGGCTCAAGTTCACTCCATTTTGTAATGAGAGTAAAGTCCCTTTTTAAAATCACTGCTTTTTTAGTAATGCTTTCAGCACTCTCCTCAGCAATAGGACCATGTTTTAAGGTTCCGATTTTCATGTCTGGAATAAAGGTGACATAACCGGTTTTCCAGGGGGCAATATTAGAAAGAGTATGTTCGCCATTTTCAAACCTTACTCTTGAATCAATAACCATTACAGTTGGCAAAAGGTGACCCTCAAGCATTGTATTTAAATTATCAAGAGAAACGTAGGTTTTCTTTCCGCTTCCGGCTCCCTGAAATACTCCAAACGAATCCTTTACCTCTGTCGTTGCAAGCATGAAATTCAGCGTTGCTTTATCCATCAGTATTTTTGCAATAGGCCCGCCATTTGTATTTGCCGCGTCAACTACCGCTTTTATATCAGCGAGAGGAGTAGCACTTGCAGCGGTTGACCAAACGGTTGCAACAGCGGTTTTGTTAGCTGAAGGGATTCCGTAATCAACGGTCGTTTCAGTTATAATTCCATTGTTATTGTTTGCGTCAAGAACGAGACTACCGTATGATAATGCTTGCATTGCCAAATGTTCAATCCTGCCTAAAACACCTGCGTAACAAAATTCGATATCACCAAAAACAATCTCAGCGATTGCTTTTTTATTTGTATCGTTTGCGGTCGCGCTAATATTTAGGTAGTCATTATAATCCTTTTCGTCCATTTTCCTTTTGATGGCAATTTTAGGAATATCTCCACTTCTCTTACTTACAGTCTTACGGGACTTTAAGGGAGCTGAGGAGTTATATTCAATAACGTCTGCCATTACGGGACTACCGGAAGTTCCGGAGAGAGATTCCCAGGTAAGCTGGGATGTGTATTTAGGCGCAAAGAATTGATTCCAGAACATTCTTGCCAGAAACGCTTCTTTAGCGGCGTTTACATACGCCTCAAGGTTAGCCAATTTATAGGCTTCTTTTAAAAGTGATCTTTCCATTTTCGTAAATTATTAAATGAACCTAACAAGAGGGAGTTTAGCCTTAAGGATAGCATCCCATTTGTAAGGCAGGAGGCTTTCATTAACGGTTCCACGAACCATAATACCACATCCAAGGTTATCCTTAGTGAGGTCTACAGCGTTCATTGCAATTCCTGCAGGTGTGTACTTGTAAGTTGCTGCTCCTGCACTCTGGGCCGATGCGGCCTGAATAAGGCAATCAGCTGTAGTTACAGCGTGTCCAAGGGTAACGGCCACTGTAATAGTGTCGTAATCGGTTTCGGTTGTGGTAATACTTGCGATAGCTTTTGAAGCTCCTGCAAGATCAGAGTCTACAATTACATCACCAACTACGAATTCATGGCCTTTCTTAACCTTGTAATCCGTTGCGGTGTTACCTGCGTTCTCATGAATAAGGGCGGTTTTCACAATGTGATAAATCCCATTGGAATCTTTTCCAACAAAAGAGCCTTCGCCCATAGCGGTAGTGGTTGTTTTAAAATCGTCCGGATCGATTATTCCACCACCAACAATGTCTTCGTACACCTGTTCGATGCACATCGACCTTTCGGTTCCGGTTTCGGTTGCTACATACATTTTTTTAAATGTTTTTTAGTGAGTACTTTTTTACTTTCCTTCCGCTGCTTTAGGGAATTTTTCCGCAATAAGATCCTGTACCTCTGGGCTTACAGGGCTTATTTCGCCTTTACCAGGCGCAATAAATTCTTTTCCTGTAATCGTACCCGCAATATGTTGCTGGCCTATATCAAGAAATTCGGATTCCAATTCTTTAATCTGATCTTCAAAAGGTGTTTCTGAATCAACATCAATTCTGTTGAGCCATTTCTTTTGATAATTCTCTGAAATCTTTGATTTCTTTAATAATTCAGCAACTTGTGATTGCTTGCTCGTCTTCTGCTGCCCTGTAACTACGCCGGTAACAAGCTCTGTGAGTTTGTTAAGCGATTCTTTCAGTTCATTGATTTGAGCATCCCGTGGATCATCCCCCGCTTTGGGGTCTGGTTTGTGATCCTTCTTTTTGGATGGTTCTTCGATTGGTTTACCGTCTTTTAATCCAAACCTTTTTTCATATTCAGCAACTGCGGCCATTTTTGAAATCTGAGTTCCTTTAAAATCCGATTCTGAATCGATAATGTAGTCAAATGTCATCCCATCAACAATGGTCTGTAATTGACTTTCTTCTGTGACAGTCTCAGCCTTTTTAGCGGCGAGCCTCTCCAATGTTGCTTCCCGAACCCCAACAAATTTGGTTTTCAGTAATGCCAATAATTTTTCCTTCATAAAGCAGATTTAGTTTATAGCTTAAAATATAAACTTGCTTTGAGGTTGGAGGAAACGAAAAAGCCACCCGGGGAGAGTGGCTTAAGGTTCAA